ACTGATTATTATGTCCCTGCAAATACTTCAGCAACTTTAAATTTGGGTAGAGTTAGTTCTATCGGAGTCGCTGGAATTACAAAAGGAGCTGCAACAGTTATCACACTTCCAGAGGGAATGGGTAATCCATTTAAAGTTGATGATGTGATTGTCATATCAGGTGTAACTGGTGTAACAGGATTTAATACAACTGCAAAAATAGTTTCGATTCAAGAGGCTAGAGCCAGAGGTTTTGCACAATTTGGTGCAGAATTAACAATTGATCATGACAGTCGAGCTCTTAATTCCGATAACGCAGTTGTTACTGCTGCAGCGGCAAGAAGACAATTAACTGTTTCAGCAGTAACTGATCACACAACAGCTGGTCAATTATTTGCACAACAGGTTCAAATATCAGGAGTCCAATAATGAAACTCATTACAGAAGAAATAGAACAGGTTGAAGTTATTGTTGAGAATCGCAACGGTAAGAAGAACTTGTTTATCGAAGGAGTATTCCTTCAAAGTGAAATGAAGAATCGTAATGGAAGAATGTATCCAAAGTCTACACTTGCTCGTGAAGTTGGAAGATATAACGAAAACTTTGTAGAGAAAGGTAGAGCTCTTGGAGAACTAGGTCATCCAGATGGCCCAACTGTCAATCTTGACAGAGTATCTCATAAAATTGTTTCTCTCAAAGAAGATGGAAATAACTTTATAGGAAAAGCAAAGATTCTTAGCACTCCAATGGGTAAGATCGCATCTAATTTATTAGGTGAGGGTGTTAAACTTGGTGTTTCATCAAGAGGTGTAGGATCTTTAAATAAGACTAACGAAGGATACAGTGTGGTGGGAGAAGATTTTACTCTTGCTACTGCTGCTGATATCGTTGCAGATCCTTCTGCTCCAGACGCTTTCGTAGATGGTATTATGGAAGGAAAGGATTGGGTATGGGATGGTGGCATACTTCGTGAGAGGATTGCAACTAAAACATATAAACGTATCAACAC